ATGCATATCGTACAGCCGATCCGAAGTTTGGAGAAGATCCAGGAAGTCAAACAGTATTTAATGAAGAAAAGTGATCGTGATTATTTTTTATTTATTTTCGGCATGAACAGCGCACTGCGGATTTCTGATGTTCTGCCGCTTCGCGTGAGGGATGTAAGGAACAAAGACCATGTGTGGGCAACCGAAAGCAAAACGAGAAAGAAAAGAAAAATTCTGATACTGGAGTCTTTAAAGGCCGACATATACGCTTATACAAAAGACATGAAAGAGGATGACTATTTGTTTAAATCGAAACGGACGAATAAGCCTATTTCCCGGATTCAGGCATACAGAATATTAAAGGAAGCGGCAGCCGCTTGCGGATTGGAGGAAATCGGGACGCATACGCTTAGAAAGACGTTCGGTTATCATTTTTATCAGAGGACAAAAGACATTGCTGAACTGCAGAGGATTTTGAATCATTCTTCTCCGTCTATTACAATGCGTTATATCGGAATAGATGAAGATACGACGAGAGCCGCCTATAAAGTTTTCGGAGGGCTGTAGGCTTGAAAAAAACGGCCGCCAGCGTTACTATAATAGAAGCAGGCTCTAGTAGCACAGCGGATAGTGCAGCAGTTTCCTAAACTGCAGGTCGGGAGTTCGAATCTCTCCTAGAGCGTTTTTTGTATAAGATAGGCGCAGATTAATAATGTCGGCAAAACAGAAAAACCCTTGTCATACAAGGGTTTTCGTCGTTTTTGCAAGCTTTTTATTTTTGTGAGAATCCGCTGAAAAACGATGCGATTTTATTTTTTTTTGCACATTTTTTGCACATTTCCGGATGTTTTCACGTCAGGCATTTTTTCAAATAAATCAAGGGTGTTTTGGGTATCTTCTTCACGTAGTTCTTTAATTACGTGTGAATAATAATTATGCGTGGTATCTATCTTAGCATGCCCTAAACGCTCTGAGACATAATAAATTGAAATCCTCTTGTAGAGTAACACGCTGGCATGTGTATGTCTTAACCCGTGTATCGAAATTGGTTCTATTTTCAAGTCCGTCAATGTCTTTTTCAATATTTTGTTGACAAATTCATTAGTGATGACTTTTCTAGAACTGCGAGGACTATAAAAGACAAGATTATGTATGTTATCAGGCATTTCGGATAACAACTTTTTGAATAAATCCATTGTATTAGAATCCATTTTAATGATCCTATTTGAAGACGCATTTTTTGTCGTAGCAAAACCCGTTCCTTTTTTATAATCCCAGGTTTTGTTGATTGTAATCTCATTTAATTCAAAGTTGAAATCCTCGAGTGTTAATCCCAACATTTCAGAAAATCGCATTCCTGAAGTGAGGGCCAGTATTAATAAATAATACCCGATAGACTGATCCTTGCGCACATATAATTCATTTAAAAGCTTTTGACTTTCAACATAATTCAAGTGTTTTTCTTCCGGGCGTTTTGATTCCACGCTTCCAATCAATTTTGCTTTCCTGGTAAAATCAAACGGAATAATCCCTTCTTCAATTGCCTCTTGCACACAAGCTCTAATGTGCGTATTTATTTTTCTAACAGTTTCTTTTGCGTGTTCAGATCCAAACTTATTTAAAAACTCTTGATATTCTCGTTTAGTGATGTCATTGATATATCTTCCTGCAAAATTCTCTGAAATTTCTCTAAGTGTAATATAGTAACCTTCACGAGTGATGGCACCAATATCAGCTCTATAAACATTTACCCAACTTTTAAAGTATTCATCAAAGAGGACTTTTTTTGTGCCCGGCGTTTTATATTTCCTCAATTTTTCTTCAACCTCTGCGGCAGCAACTTGAGCTTCCTTCTTAGTTTTAAATCCGCCTTTCCTGATGGGCTTGGGTTTAGCGCTAACGCAATACTGCCACGTTTTACCGCGTTTTAGGAAACTAGCCATTTCATTCACTCCTATAGGGGGAACTTTAATTCTCCAATAATAGGATAGCACTATCTTAATTTATTTAAAAGATTGTCCCAAATAAGGCTTTTCGATTAGTTAACCATTGTAAAATAAGTTATAATAAGTATTGAGAGGAATAAATTATAACGTAAAAAATCAAAAAATTCTAAATCTTATCGCCATCGTTCGACAAAATTTTCTTTGTGATTATGTTAAATTTGAGGTGAAAAGGTGATCATATGGAAACAGTAGCAGCTAGAGATATAAGGATCCATCTAAAAGAATTAATAAAATCCTCTGATGAAAAGCAGAATGTTATAGCTGCTAAAATCGGGATTAGCGAAGGCTATTTAAGTAAGTTTCTTAGCGGAAAAGAAATTAATTTTTGGATGGTTCGAGAGATCATAAGGTATGTTGATCCAGAAAATGAAACTGCATTGATGGAACAGCACTGCTTAACTGGAGTGAAAAAGAAAAATTATGCTTCTGCTTTGGAATATTGCTACACTAAGCAATTATATTCTGTTATAGAGGCATTGATAAGCGCCCAGATTGAAAGGGATGGCAAATACGATCAATGGTCTAATATTTATAGATTTATTCTTAATTCAAGATTCTCTTTTGGGAATATTGAGTATACCGAAGGATTAAAGAAGTTTAGTCCTTCTTGTGACGAAATGAGAACGTTGTTGAGTATACTAGAAATGTATGGGTACTTTTATAATGGCAGGTATGAGATCACTCTATACCATATTCGATCCATTCGAAGTCTTATTAAAAATTTATCAGATCCATTTTTGAAAATCGCATTTACTGCTCGTATAGAAGAAGTCTTAGTGAATATATATTTAAAACAAAACAACGACGTTAATAAGGCGAGAGAGGCGGCCTTCTCTCTCCTTGAAAAAGACCTCAGTATCAATTTGAATATGACAGCTTTGTACATATTGGCATTGTCTTATATGAATGAATCATATTGCCATTCTTATAGGTACTATTTGAGGTGTTTGAACTTACTTGCAAATTTCCCTGATCGCAGTGAGGAAATGGTCCAGAATAAAGAGGAAATAGCCATATTACAATATTATTGGAACAAAGAAATTTCAAAGGAGTTTCAAGTGACTGAATTCGCAAAGGCTTTAGGAAGATCCGACCCATTAAACTCTTTCTATTCGGATTCCTTTTATAAAAAATATGCTCTTCTTTTTGATGGGAAAAGAGAAGAAAACGCTGAAAAATTATTGCTATCCCTTTATTATTTTTCTCAACAGCAAGATCAATTTAGAGCAACTCTTCCTAAAATTGACTTGATAAAATTAGGATTTAATTTTAATATTTAGAAGTGGGAGGTGTTGCAGATGAGAAAAATGTCATTGACCTTAGTTTTAGCGTTCGGTATACTGACTACTGCTTTTGTGGGTGTTTCGTTAAACCATTCTGAAGCAGGCGGAAGTTTTCAAACGACTGAGATAAGAGTAGGCATGTAGTATATCTGACTCCCGAAAAGTACATAAAAAAACAAAAAGACGCTGCCATGACTGGCAACGTCTTTCGTACTTTTCGGGGATATTTCCTGTTTTCCGGAAAAACGAAAATAGGAAATTCCTGAAAAAGTATTTATTTTAAAATTGTTATTAAATATAATAGGAACAAACGTTCTGTTTTGGGAGGGGAAACACATCATGCATATTACATTCGAGAACATCATCGGGAATCTAAAAAAGGAAATTGAAAAGGAGAAAAATGTGGACACAAAAAAACTTAAAGTTGGTTAATTTAAATCTTTCAAATGTCGTTCTTTTAATTCCCTTAATTCCTTTAAATAATTTATAACCATTTGCAATTCTTCTTCTGTTATCTTACTTCCGTTATCGTGGACAATGTTTAGCTTCTTGAGATCATCTATTGTTATACTCTTCTGTGAAAGAAGCTGCTTCTCTGGTTCTGAATACTTTTCTAGGCTCTCTTCATCAAAAAACAAGTATGATTTGTGGACGCCTAAATAGTCAGCGATTTTTTCTATTACTTGTATTGATGGCTGTTGTAAATTTCTTTCTATTCTTGAAAGGTAGCTGTGTGTAATTCCCACAGCTTCGGCAACTTCATCTAATGTTTTTTTCTTTTCCTTACGAATACGCCGAATCGCTTCTCCCATTTTCATATTTCCCATAATAACACCTGCTCTTTTGAAAAATTAACCTTATTCCTCATAGGTAATTATACCATATCGTGTACCTCACGAGAAAATTCTTTTAAAAAGCACTTGTGTAAAAAAAATCGCTATGTTAAGATCAAATTGTTCCTTTCAGGTACAAAAAGGATGTGTTAAAACAAATGTTCGATCTGAAAGAGTTTGGACGTCTGCTCCAAAAAATCCGAAAAAAGCGGAAAATGTCTCAAATCGAATTCGCTCAATTCTTAGGGTACACAGCTTCATACATCTCAAGAGTTGAGAGAGGGAAAGCGAATCTTTCTATGCAGGCGATTGAAAAGGTCACGAAGAAACTTAATATTAAGATCCGATTTTTTTTTGAACAATAATGGTACTGACAGGAACAAAATAAAAGTGAGTAAAATTTTTAAAAGACATGAGAGGAGAAACTTATGGAACAACTTCTTGATGTTAGCCTGTCAATTCCGATCCCTGCTGACAAAATTCTCATCAGCAAGGTGGAACTCCAGGAACTAAGAGAACAATCGTTATCCGGGGTCTATTGGAACATGAAAGACCTTGAGAAAAAGACAGCACGTAAAAGCGAGTGGATCAAAGAAAACATTTTATACCCAAGTCGGTTCCGCAAAGTTTTAGATTCGGTAAACGGGGGTTTTGTATTTTACCCGCAAGCCAAAGGGCAAAACTGGAGCTTTCAAGCTTCTAAAATGGCTGCCTTTTTAGATAAGCACTTTGCTGAGATTTTCAACAAATAGCCGAAAGGAGAATACATGTGTTTTTAGAAAGCCACGTCTGGCTGCATAATCAAATTCACGTAATTATAAGCGAGTCTGTTAATACTCACGAAAGGGCAATTGCCGAACTAGAAGCTCAAGGCGGCACCTGCCTGTCTGATCAATGTCAGCAAAACATCCTCGGCTCTGTAATTGTCAACGGCAAGCGGTCTGTATGGTCTTTGACCAAGTCAGAAAGGGGGGAGTTGAATGGGCGAAATTAAATTCGTAAAGCTCAGCACCCATATGTTTGATGACGAAAAAATTAAGCTTATTGAACAGATGCCCGAAGCTGACACTTTGTTAATTATTTGGGTGAAATTACTCGCTCAAGCTGGTAAAACCAACGCCTCCGGTTACATCTTTCTTAGTGAAAATGTTCCGTATACTGACGAAATGCTTGCAGCTATTTTCTCGCGGCCGTTGGGGGTTGTAAGAATGGCCTTGGATACATTTAGACGGTTCGGAATGATCGAGATTAACGATCAGAACTATATCAGTATTTGCAATTGGGAAAAGCATCAGAACGTCGATGCGATGGATAAAATCAGGGAAGATACACGCAAAAGAGTTGCTAAATATCGGGAAAAACAAAAGGCTTTACAGCTTTCTCAACCTAGTAACGTTACAGGTAACGTTACAGTAACGCAAGGTAACGAACAAGAAGAAGAAAGAAGAAAGAAGAAAGAAGAAGAAGAATTAAAAGATATATTGTCGGGTAAACCCGACGACGCATCTTCTTCCAAAAACGAAAAGGACGAGATTCCTTACAAACTGATCATTGATCTGCTGAACAAAGTAGCGGGCAAACGATACCGACCTACTACACCAAAAACAAAAAAAGACATCAAGGCACGCTGGAACGAAGGTTTTCGCTTTGAAGATTTTAAACATGTCATTCTAGTAAAAACTGAGGAATGGCTCAATGATCCTGCTATGAATAGATTTTTGCGCCCTGAAACATTGTTCGGTACAAAATTTGAATCTTACCTAAATCAAAAAGGAGGATCAGCGAATGAAGGATTTTACAAAGGAACAAGCGGCCGCAGTCCAGGGCGAAATATCTCGGAGGATGACATTCCATACTGATAAGCACGGCAATCCTGTTTACTGCGATAAACACACCCGGATTATCGGTGGAGAAGAAAAGCCGTATCCAGTTCAGCTCATTAAACTTCGGGATGGCTCTGCAAAGTGTCCCATGTGCGAACGGGAACAGCGCAATAAGGAGATTGAGCATGAAACCGAGGAATGGCGCCGCCGGATGGATCAAAAGGTTTTATCTATGTATTCACTAATCGCTGATCCCACACTCAAAGAAGCGACGTTCTCGACATTCCAAAGTTATAACCATGAAGACGAGCGGAACAAGCGCCGGATGATGGAGCTTGTTAAGCAAGTGAAGGCGGGAGCCGTCATGAATGTCTTCTTAACGGGTGAATCTAACGCAGGAAAAAGCCATCTCGCTATGTCAGCCATTAAAGAGCTGAACAAGAGGGACGCAGAAGGATACGCTAAATCAGCGTTGTTTGTAAACAGTGACGCCCTTATGAGGCGAATAAAGAACTCATTCAAGGACAGCTCTGAAAGGCTTACCGAAGCTTTTGCGATCGAACTGCTGACAAGGGTTGATTATCTTGTCATTGACGATCTCGGGGCCGAGGTGGGCGACACAGACAACGAAAACAGGGCGGCAAATGATTTTATTCATCGCGTATGGTACGGCGTCTCTACAGGGCGGCAAGGCAAATTCACGATCGTTACAACTAATCTATCCGGCGTGGCTCTGACTAAACTTTATGACAAGAAAGTCGTAAGCCGGCTCACGGCACACTTGGAAACAGTCAAATTCGAAGAGAAGCAGAAGGAAAGAAAAGGCCGTACTGCGCCCGCCCTGTCCTTTTAAGGAGGTGAAAACAGTTGATACAGGCAATCATGCCCGGCGTGCTGCAGATCGTCCCTGAACGCAAATTAACGGATGACCAGCGCAAAAAAGAAATAGACGAGCTTATCAAGATTCTTGATCAAAAAATAGCAGACTATCAGAACTTTAGGGGGGATGCAGTGTGAAACACGGGAAGCGCCCGACGCGCGCACAGAAAAATGTCATTAAGGCAAACGGCTTAAACCCGATTAACTGGCTTGTAACCAAAAATCTGCAGCACGAACACCGTCTTATTATCGTCCATCGGCATACAGGAACGGTCCGGAGGTGTTGGGCATGAGTCAGGCGGTCAATGCTGAACGGTTCGAACTGGCTTTAGAAAATATGAATTATGAGTGGTCAATGGTCCAGCTAAAAAAGGTCGTTCAATATTGGCATGATGGAAAATCCATTCTTGATATGTCGGAATTATTAAACAGGGATTCGGATGAAATCATTTTGTTGGTCATGGACTTTGCACGAAAAAACATCCTGCCCGCCCGTAAGAACGGTTTACGCGCTAACAAAAGAATAAGAATATCTGAGAAAACAATGAAAGATAAAATGTATCGACTGCGCTATTTGTTTGAAGAAAGCCCGGTGTATATCCCTTTTCAGGAACTAAACTTCATGTTTTATGACAGCGAAATTAGACGTTTCCGGGAGCTATGGGCGGCAAATGAGTCATATCTCAACATAGCAAAAGAGCTGAGACGGAATGAAGACGAAACATTATTTCTTATCATCGACCAAGCAAAAAAAGACCTCATAGAGCCTCGGGAATCCGGCTTGCTCGGAAAGGAAGCGTCAGAAGATGAACGCAACAAACAAAAGCTTCCATTTTGAAAAAGCAACCGTCCAGCAACTTATGGTCATCGTGCGTTATGAAGACTGCGCCCCGGAGGTACGGAACGCGGCCTTACAAATGCTGATTATGAAGGGAGTGGCAGACATTGGGACAGGCAGAACGAAAGCATTTAATTGAATGGCTTTTGCTTATCGGCTCTTTTGGCAGAGATTTTCTAAACCGCAAATCAGACGAAGAGCTTGAGCGCTTATATAATCGCGAAATCAAAGGCTTGAACGAAGAATAGGAGGATAGCACCATGACAGAAAACAAAAACTTGCGTCGACACGGCGAAGTCACAACGCGGGTGATGAGCGAAGAAGAACGTCTTGAGTATATAAAAAAACACCCAATCATTCCGACGGAAAAACCAAAAGCTGGTATGCAGCTCTTCCCGTCAAAATATTGGATGTAAGGACGGCCGCTAAAGCAACCGCCACCGTATGAAAAATAAAAACTAGACACTTTTATTATACCATACGGAGGCTTTGAACATGCAGCCAAAACATATATCACTCAATCAAAATACAAGTGTTTCTCAATTTATTGAGCCGGGGAAGGTGTCTGTCATCGTGTTAGACGGCAATCAAAACGCCGCGTATGTCGTTGAGGCACCCGAACACGGTAAAACAATCATTCAAACAGTAAAAGGCGGCCTGGCTCGTTGTGATTACGAGATCGGCCATAAATTCAATTAGCAGGGGTTTTCCCCTGCGGGGGAGGAACGGAAAATGTATCAAAATGAAATTGCCCGCAAGTGTGAACGCTGCGGAAAAATATATTATTCAGCTCAATGGGTTGTATGCAAAACATGTCTTTTAGACCGGGAGGCCCGGGTATGAAAGAATTCAAAATCAACTTGTCAAAAGGTGAGGTTTTATATACCGGCTCTTACATTTGCACCCTTTCGAAAACGGCGGCCAGTACACCGGAGCAAATTTCTTTGGAAGCAGCAGCCGAAAAGCTCGCGGAAGAGTTAATCATGCAGCAGGCTATGAATCGAGAACACCAGCGCCAGCAGGATATTGCGGCCAATCAATTCCGGCAGGCACAGAAAGATATTAAGTTGCTGCAGGCGGAGAACAAGCGTTATAGAAACGCATTAGAATTTTACGCTGATGACACGACATACACAAATGAATTTGAAGACTGTCCGCCCGCTATTGATATGGATTGGGGCGCTGTTGCCAAAACAGCATTGGAGGGGGCTGCGGAATGAACGCAAAAAAAGTAACTATACCCGCCCGCGATTCCAATGGTTTCATGATCGGGTTCAAAGAAGTGAATGCACTTTGGGAATGTCCTACTTGTGGGGAGAAAATGAGGAATCCTCAGCTGACGCAACATGTTGAGGACGGATTCTTTGGACGGGTTCATACTTGGGAAAACCCCTGCGGACATGTAGCTCATTATAAAAATCTACAGATTGTAGGTGACGCGGAATGAGCGAATTATCCCAAGAACAAACTTGTCCGTATTGCGATTGCACAGAAGAAGCATCCCTTTCTAACTGGGATTCAGACAGCGACGGGATCGTAACATGCACGAGTTGCTATAAAGAATATTTTTCAATGCCCCAATATCGTTTTGAGGGTTGGCAGGTTGAAAAAATATGTGAAGAATGCGGTCATGAAGAAAGTGAATGCCATTGCGAGGGGGAAGAAAAATGATGCCATTACAAATAGAACTACAACGGAACGTGAAGGCCACGAAGGACGAAGCAATGACCGTCGAGCAGGCGGCCGCGCTTTTAAAGGTTCACCCGGACTACATCCCGACGCTGGTCGCTCGGTCTGATGATCTGAAAATGATTGGCGACCATACCATTATCGCTAAACGGGATAAAACAAATATCTGGCTGGTCGGGGCATGCGTGGGGCTTTTCTTCTTCGCTGTTTGTGTCCTGCCGGGATTGGTGGGGTGACAGGATGAAAAGTATTGAATTGTTCGCCGGCATTGGGGGGATCGCTCTTGCCGCTGAATGGGCCGGCGTTGAGACGGTAGCATTCTGCGAGCGTGAACCCTTTTGTCAAAAGATATTAAACAAAAATTTCCCGGGCGTACCTATCTTCGATGATGTATGCACCCTGAATAGACAGCTTTTAGAAGAAAAAGGAGTGATTGAGCCAGGTGGAACAATTGACATTATTTCAGGGGGATTCCCTTGCCAGCCTTACAGTATTGCCGGGAAGCGAAGAGGCACGGAAGATGACCGCGACCTCTGGCCGGAAATGTTTAGGATCATCAAAGAGCTTAGACCCAGTTGGGTTGTTGGTGAAAACGTTGCTAACTTCGCAAATATGGAACTCGACCGCACGCTATCTGACTTGGAAAGCGCAGGTTACACAGGGCAATCGTTTATTATACCGGCTTGTGCCGTCGACGCCAAACATAGAAGAGATCGAACTTTCGTTGTTGCCTACTCCGGCAGCTTCGGACGCATGGAACGAAAGGGACAGCACGAAAAGATTCAACAATCCGGAAAAGAGCAGTTACAACGAGAAAAAAGCAGTGAATCCTTCTTGTCAAAATCTTTATACGGCGGTGACCAAGCTTTTTCCGACACCTACAGCGAGCGATTACAAAGGACGGGGACCGAACAGCAAACAGCAGGGTTTACCGGAGAGGGTGAAGCTATACCCGACACCTCTTGCGAGCGATGCGACCAAGTGGAACAACATGGCAGAGGAAGAAAGACGAGCGAAAAAGCAGTATGTCAGGTTGGGGAATACAGTCTCAAGCCTAGAGGGGAAGCGAGTCGGTGGACAGCTGAACCCGACGTGGGTCGAGTGGCTTATGGGGTTCCCGACCGGGTGGACAGAATTAAAGGATTAGGCAACGCGGTTGTGCCGCAGCAGATTTATCCGATATTTAGATTTTTAAGAGAATTTCACAGTTGAAAGACATAATTTCACTTTTTTATGATTTAATATGGATATAAATTATAAAAGGTGGGTTACTTTTTGGCTGTATCATTAGAAAATTTAGACGACTTGGAATTGACTTTCCTTTATAGTGAGTTACTCAAGGAGTTGAAGCATCGAGGTATAATTCGTACGAATAATGTGGTTGGAGAGCTTGGGGAATACTTAGCTATTAATTTTTATAATAAAACTAAAGGACTACCTAAGCTTCAAGCTGCTCCGACGGGAACTCAAAATATCGATGCTCTAAGCATAAAAGGAGATCGATATAGTATTAAAACAACAACTGGAAATGTTACGGGAGTTTTTTATGGTTTGAACGATCCCGAATTAACGGACCCTGATGTTCAAAAATTCGAATATGTAATAATTGTTTTGTTTGATAGAGAGTATGCTTTAAAAGGAATATACGAATTAAGTTGGGATAGTTTTATAAAGCATAAGCGTTGGCACAAGAGAATGAGAGCTTGGAATCTATCTATAACTAAATCATTGCTTTCTGATTCAAAAAAAATTTTTTGAAAAAAGATTAGAGCTTAACATAGGATGTGATTGTTAATTGGTTAAAGCAGTAATAAAAAAACTCTTTACGAATAGATTCGTAAACTTTTCCCTTGCTTTTATATTCTCCATGTTACTAACTGTATCAGTAGCATCGTTTTTTGAATCGATAAATAAACCGACGTGGTCATCTAACACTATTGTTATAGGAGTTCACGGATTAATGTATTACTACCTTATATTTGGTCTAATAACCCCTTTAGAACAGATTAAACCACCTAAAAATTTATTTCAATGGTTAGAGAACCCAATAATATATGAACCGAATACATTCTTTAAGAACCTAGAAGAAATAAAAATTGATAAGCAGAACCTCCATAATAACCTTAATAATTTTCGTTTACAGTTATTGATTTATACAAGTCATGATATTACAAAGCTAAGAATGCTTAAAGCTCTTGTTCGTACTAAAATCACTGAGGGTAGCCTAGACACGATAAACCGTACAATAATTACATTACTAGCAGGTCCGTTGTTTCTATACGTTATTAGAAACAATGCCTTTATGGAAAGCATTAAAATTCCATTAAAAGATGCAAACCCGTTATTAATGAATGTTATGAATATTTCTTTAATTTTGATGCTTTTTCTGTCTATTATTATTAATATCGTTTTCCTTTTTTCAGGAAATAAAAAACGTTTAAAGTTTATAGAAGAAATGGCTGATGCCTGTATAGAGGATATTAAAACGAAATAAGTCCAAGACGGAAAGCCTGCGGACACTGATCATTGCACAGAATTACTGTGCTCTGATTGGTGTCCGTTTTTTATTTGAGCGGAGGGACGGCATGAAAACGAAGAAAAACGTCGCACAGAACGTTGGTTTTAAAGAAAAACAGCCATCGTCACGCAAGAGTATCGAAAAAAAGCCGCAGAAGCTTACTGAGAGAGATTTAGAGAACCTCATGGGTATAAACAGACCTACATATAAAAGAGGCCGTGGCGGAGCTTTTAGACAGAAATAATAGCGGGGGGATTTTTAATGTATCAAATGACACTGAACATACCTCAAATTGACGAAGAAGCAACGAGAACGAAAGCAGAAAAGCTGCTCGAACAATATCGCATGTACTTGTTACAAGTGCCGGAGGATTTTTTGCCGAAAGTGACCGCGACATACAGCCTTGTTCCGCCCAGCTTTTCGAATGAATTTCATTCCTCCACAGAAGACGCAGCATTAAAACGCATGGATTGGGAGGTTGAGAGAGAACGGTTTTTAAAGAGAATGCAAAGAGCGGTTAACCGGCTTTCACAAAAGGAGCGGCAAATTCTCGTCATGCTCTACATGCAGAATGAAGAAATGTATGATTATGAAGTCTATGCAGAAATGAGACTCAGTCAGCGGAGCTACTACCGGACGAAAGCAAAAGCATTTTACCGGCTGGCCTTTGCTCTTCGTGTGGAAGTCTATAAGGACGGGGGCGCGCCGGAATGAATTTTGTTCAGCCGATAAGGGACCCGGAATGTATTTTCTATATCAAACGGTTTTTAAAAGAACAGAGCGAGCGGAATCACATGCTATTTGTCACCGGGATAAATTCAGGTCTCCGCATATCAGATATATTGGAACTGAGGGTAAGGGACGCCAAGCGGCCGTATTTTAATCTTATAGAGAAGAAAACCAAAAAGAAAAAGAGAATTGATATGACGCCGGCTCTTCAAAGGGAATTAAAAGCGTATATCGAGGGGAAAGAAGATCATGAATATCTTTTCAAAAGCCGCGAAGGGATCAACAAGCCCATTTCCCGATCGATGGCTTATAAGATTCTAAGGGTCGCCGCTGAGTATGTCGGTTTGGATGATATAGGCACACACACGCTGAGGAAAACATTCGGATACCATTTTTACAGGCAAACAAAAGACGTTGCCATGCTGCAGGAGATTTTTAATCACTCAGATCAGCGGACAACCCTTCGATACATTGGAATCAATCAGGATGCCATGAACCACGCCATGAAGAAATTCAAGATATAAGCAGGCTCATCTCATAAACAAGATGAGTCTTTTTTTCTGCATATTTTTATTAATTCCCTTCAAAAAGCATACGTGGAATTCATTTTAGGGATATTGCTTGAAAACAAGGGTGCCAAGGGTTGACGGCACTTCGGGCAGTTGCACAGTCTATAACATATGGGTAATTCGTGGATTTTGTGGATAAATGGAAAATTTGGGCGTTTTTTGTGGTATCATCGTGTTACAGGTGTGAGCAGCATCAGTAGAGGCGCAACAGGTTCAGCGTTAGAAGAGAAAGGCATTGTTTGACAGAGCAATACCAAGTAATGAAGGGGTGAGTGGGATGACTGCGGCAGAGCAAAAAGGAATGTACTAAAAAGATTTTGGCAGAAAGATGGCACGATAACGGCACACCATTTTGTTTTAGATAATGTATTATGGTAATAGGTAATAAATCAAGGGAGCGGCATTGCTGTTGTGTGAAGACGCTTATGATTCATCACTTATAATTATAATTCGTGTTTCTTATAGATACATATAGGAGAGAGATGACAGGATGTCTAATGGTAATCAATATATTGAAGCAGCTAAAATTGCTGCAGAAACTGCTGCAGATACAGCAACTAAGAACGCTCAAACCACCCTTATAATTACATTAATAAGTGCAGGTATCACACTTATGGGTATTATCATAACTGCGTTGATTACTCACAGGAATGCAAAAAGAAATGCATTAGTTGAAACTATTAGTAAACAAAGAATTGAGTGGGTAAATGACCTAAGAGCGAAGTTTGTTGATTTTAATACTTTGGCGGATCAATACTATCTTGCAGTGAAGATGCTGACGAATGAAACTGATAACGAACCTAAATTTGATTTTACAGAAAAGTACCATTCTTTAGGAAGAACTAAAAATAATATTGAATTGTTATTAAATCCAAGTGAGGTTTTTGCTGGACTTCTAACTAATAATTTAGACGAGGTAGTCAAGTTATTCTTTAAAGATGATTTTAAAATAGAGGATTATGAGGAACTCATAAATTCGGTTGAGTTCTATCAGCAGTTAATTTTGAAATCAGAGTGGAAGAGGGTAAAGACTGAAATAGTTCAAGGACGTGAGTTAACCACAAAAGAAGTAAGGAAAATTTACGAAAAAATTGCGCGAAAGCTTTCAAGACATGGAAATATAGAAACCAGCAATTCCATATTTACAGCATCCTTTACAGCATCCTAACGGGTGCTTTTTTATATTCTCTGTAAACTGCGTCCAGTAAAACGTTCGACAAATTTTGCAAATAGTTCCTTCCTTATGCTCTTTCACCGATAATAAGGTGGGGGGTTGACAAATTGGATAGCAAAGAAGAAAAGTTGATTAAAACGAATTACGAAGTATTTGAAGACTTAAAACGCAGAGTCAGTTTTACACGTAAAGCCAGAATACAAGCATCAAAAAGATTACGAGAGCGTCACGAATTTTTTGAGAAAGTTTCCTATTTTTATTCTTTGTTGGTACTAATTTTCTCTGTGTGGTTTCTAAATATGGGAAATGAAAAAGAAAATCTTGTAGCAACTAAGGTGCTTTTAATATTTTCTCTTTCTTTAACTTTTTTTACGATGTTTCTTAATATCAAAAATTATAAAGAAAGAGCAAGTAGCTTTGAATTGAATTATCAAAACCTAGATGTTTTATTAAATAAAATTGAAAGAAGAGAGTGTGACTCTCAGTCAATAACTGATGAAGAGATCAAAGGCTTACATAGAGAATATGAGAAATTATTGCTTGAAAAGGAGAATCATTTAGATATTGATTACTACTTGAGTGATAAAAAAAATCATGAAAAATATTTTTCTAAAATAAGCCAATACAAGTGGCGAGATCGTCTTGTTAAATTTCTTGTTGCAATTTATCCAGTTATAATTATTCTAGCAGTCGTCTTATATACATGGCTTAATTCACTGTTAGCAAAACATTTATAAAAAACAAAAGCACCTTAATGGTGCTTTTTTATATTCCTTGTAAACTGCACCCAGTAAATCTTGATGACACAATATTAGGCGGTTAATGGTCAAGTTGGGTGTAGTTTAGAAAGAATATGATTGGAGGGATTGGAATGAAAAAAGCTTTGAAGCCTTGCAATGAACCCGGCTGTCCAAACCTCACACGAGAGGGTTACTGTGAACAGCACATGCGAACCAAGCCGGCCTATGATCAATACCGGGAGTCTGCTGCCAAACGGGGGTATAACAGCAAGTGGAGGCAGTCGCGCGCTGGCTATCTGTCCAAGCATCCGTTATGTGCTGCCTGCTTGATGCAAGGCAGAAGAACCCCGGCGACAGCTGTCGATCATATCGTTCCGCATAAAGGAGACATGAAACTATTCTGGGATTCAAGTAAATGGCAGCCCTTATGTGCCCCGTGCCACGGCCGGAAGACAGCGAAGGAGGATGGAGGATTTGGGAACAGAACATCAAACGTGCGTGTGTGATCAATGCATGACCAGACTGCTTATCAAAGGCTGTTCAAAGATCAGGAAGCACGACAACGGAATCAAAGAGCATTATATCAAGTGTCCACGCTGCAAGGCTGAGTATACATCCTTCTATACGAACGAGGACATCAGACGAATGCAGCACAGAATAAGAAAGATGTTTGCTCTTCGTCGTAACATGAAAAAGGAATCAGCTGTCGATCTATATTCAAAGAAAATAGAAGCAGCACAAACCGAAATACAAGCAGCCATGAGCCAGCTGAAGAAGGAGATGGAGACCCCCCATCCTTAAATCCCTAGAGGACGTTTGCCGGAGACCGCGCTCCCCTCCCCATTTTGAAAAATTCCCTAAATGAAAATTCGGAAGGAGGTGAGGGAATGGCTAGACCGCGGCAACCTGTTGACTTGCTACTGGTAAAAGGCAAGAAAAACTTGACAAAGCAAGAGATTGAGGAGCGTCGAGCACAGGAAGTAAAGGCACCAAACGACAAAGTAAAAGCTCCATCATATTTGCCAAAAGACTTAAAAAGAGAGTTTAAAAAGATAGCGGATGAGCTAAAAAACATCGGAATTATAACTAATTTAGATGTGGACGCGCTTGCCCGTTTTTTGTTTGCTCAAAAACAATACTTGGAAATGACCGAAGTCTTACTCGAAACGCCCATTACTGCATTAGTTGAGGATGATGACGGAAATAAATTTGAAGTAGCGAACAAGACATACAGTGATTTGCTTATCAATCAAGACAAGCTGTTCAAACAATGCCGGCAAGCTTCTAGTGATTTAGGGCTGACCATTTCCTCTCGCTGTAAACTTGTTATCCCGAAAAAAGATGATGGGAAACCGAAGTCAAAAGAGGAAGAACGGTTCGGGGGCCGCATGTAATGCAAGAGATTACAGCCGAAATTCTCATTGAGCGGGTTTGGTCATATGCTGAGAAAATTCGCTCCGGAGAAATTAAGGCAGGCAAAAAGCAAAAATGGGCTGTAGAGCGATTTTTTAAAGATGTTGACCGGCTCGCAGAAGATGACTGCCCTTATTACTTTGATGCTGAAGCTGTGGTGGATTTTTATGAATGGTCGCGGCAATTTAATCATGTCGAAGGTATACTTGCAGGGCAGCCGATTGAATTAACAGACTTTCAGCTTTTTATTGCAGCCAACATATACGGATTCTATAAAAAAGAAAATGGCGCCCGCCGGTTTCGGAAAGCTTATATCCAGCTGGCCCGTAAAAATGCGAAATCGCAATTTTTAGCTTTAATCGCGTCGTATGAGATTTTCCCGACACAAGAAAAACACCGGGTATTTATCGCAGGCTGGTCCCGTGAACAATCAGATGAAGTATACCAGGCAATTCTTGAGCAACTGCATCACGCGCCGATACTCAAAGGGAAATATACCTCTGCCAACGGCCGCGTGAAAAAATATAAAACGAACTCCATTATCCAACCTCTTTCCCGTGAGGCTCGGAAACTCGGGGATGGTAAAAACCCATCATTGGGAATTGTGGATGAATACCACGCACATGAAACAAGTGAGATTTACGACGTCCTGGACAGCGGGATGGTCGCCCGGCGCAGTCCGTTAATGGCCGTTATTACGACAGCGGGTTTCAACATGGAGCGGCCATGCTTTAAGGAATATCAATATACGAGTAAAATTCTTGATCCAGACATTGATACGGAGAATGATGATTATTTTGTTATGATCTGTGAACTGGACCCGGAAGATGACATAAAAGATGAATCAAACTGGATCAAGGCGAATCCGATTGTGGCAACGTACCCCGAGGGAATGGAGTCATTACGTTCTGCTTTAAAAGTGGCTCTTGAAGTGCCTGAAAAGATGCGCAGTTTCCTAACCAAAAATATGAACCGATGGGTTGACCAGAAGGACAATGGTTATATGAATATGACAAAATGGCGCGCTTGCAGCGGGGAAATTCCTGATCTGCAAGGACTGCCCGTTTATCTGGGTCTTGATTTATCAATGACAACAGACTTAACCTCCGTAGGGTATGTGGCCGTGCAAGATGGCTTTTTCTATGTCGGTCAACATTCCTTTATGCCTGAAGCCCGAGCCAAAGAAAAAATGGCCACGGATAAAGTGCCATATGATTTGTGGAGAGAGATGGGGTTTATCACTTATACGTCTGGTGAAGCGGTTGACTATCAATTAGTCGAACAGTGGATCATTGAATTTATCCATAAAAACCGTTTTCGGCCACAAGAGACCGCGTATGACAAGTGGAATGCTCTTCACTTAGCTCAGCGGCTTGAATCAAAAGGACATACAATGGTGGAACTGCCGCAGAGAATCAATCATCTGTCATTACCTACAAAAAGCTTCCGAGAGAAGGTGTATGAAGGGAAAGTTGTACATGGGAATGATCCGGTTTTATCATGGGCGGTTAATAACGCAATTATGAAAATGGACCCGCAAGAAAATATCATGCTGGATAAAGCAAAATCACCGCAGAGAATCGACCCTATTGCGGCTGTTATAAATGCTTACGCTAGAGCGATGTATCACGACACAAACCATAGAGTAGATTTAAATAATCACTTCGGCTCTGGTAATTTCAGTTTTTAGGATGTGAGAAAATGAAAAAAGCCAGGAAAAAGATCAAAGCTTTTTTCAAGTGGGATTTTCACCACAGGTATATGAAAGCCCTGCTTTCTTTTTTCTGCTTAATATTAAATGATCTGCTGTTTATGGCGGGAGCCGCCTTTATCCTGACAGCTGTCTATAGATGGAGCACAAACATCGGTCTTATTCTGACGGGTGTCTTTTTAATGTTTTATGCTTACCTCATATCAAAGAAAGCGAGGTGATATAAATGCTGCTTGAACGAATGTTTGAGAAACGTTCTGGCTCGTCAGATCATGAAGATGGTTTTAACAACATTTTATTAAACATGTTCGGCGGCCGGAAAACAGCAAGCGGCGAAAGAGTGAGTGCAAGCAACTCACTTGTGCAGCCGGACATATTTGCATGTGTCAATGTATTGTCGGATGACATTGCAAAACTGCCGATTCACACATATAAAAGAACGGACGGCGGCATAGAGCGGAAACCCGAGCACCTGTCCGCGCATGCTGTTTATGCTCGGCCGAATCCTTACATGACAGCCTTCACGTGGAAAAAGCTCATGATGACTCATGTTCTGACTTGGGGGAATGCATATTCCTATATTCAATTCGGATCACATGGTTACCCGGATGCGCTCTTCCCCTTACGCCCTGATTATACGAATGCTTACGTTCATCCAACAACAGGCATGCTGTGGTATCAAACTGTGATAAACGGGAAACCCGTTGAACTATATGACTACGAAGTGCTGCATTTTAAAGGGCTTTCGACTGACGGAATACATGGTAAATCACCTATTGGCGTTGTACGGGAGCATATCGGGGCGCAAGCGGCTGCCACAAAATATAACGCCAAACTGTACAAGAACGAGGCAACTCCTCGGGGGATATTGAAAGTTCCGGCGTTCCTGGATGAAAAACCAAAAGAGAATGTGCGCAAAGAGTGGAAACGGGTGAATCAAGGTGAAAATATCGCCATTATAGATAACGGACTGGAATATCAATCTATTTCCATGCCTCTGCAAGAAGCTCAATTCGTTGAGTCTATGAAGTTTAACAAAGCACAGATTTCCATGATTTATAAAGTACCGTTGCATAAGCTGAACGAATTGGATAAAGCGACATTTTCAAATATTGAGCATCAGTCCATTGAATATGTCAGAAACACGCTACAGCCATGGATTGTGAATTTTGAACAAGAACTAAACGTTAAATTGTTCTTAGATCACGATCAGAAAAGCGGCCATTACGTGAAATTCAATATAGACAGCGAGCTGCGCGGCGACAGTAAGACGCAGGCAGAGTATTTGAAAACACTGCATGAAACAGGAGTGCTGAATAAAGACGAAATCAGAGAATTGCTTGAACGCAACCCTATTGAAAATGGCGACAAGTATATTTCCAGCTTAAACTATGTGTTCCTCGATTTCGTGGAAGAATATCAGCGGCTTAAAGCTGGCGGCGCCATGAAGGGGGGTGACAACAAGAATGAAGGATAAAGAGGTTCGGCATTTGACGACGCCGATTGAGCTGCGTTCCGAAGGTGAGGGGCAGAGTGAATATATCGAAGGGTACGCTCTCAAATTCGAAAAATGGTCAGAACGCTTGGGCTGGTTTAAAGAGATAATCAGCAGAACAGCTCTTGACTCAGCTGACATGTCTAACGTCATCGCCCTTTTCAATCATAAGCAGGATTTTCCCTTAGCGAGAAATACCGTTTCCGAGGATACTGGCCGTCTTGAATTAGAAATAGACGGGATAGGCCTCAAATTCCGATTTAAGCCCTCAGACACGTCGTATGCGCGTGATTTAATAAAGAATGTCCGGAGCGGTGTGATCAATCAATGCTCTTTTGCTTTTTCACTTGATTATGGGGATGCTGAGGCAGATGAATGGCGTATCAATGAAGATGAGGACATTTACGAGCGACGAATCAATAAAATCAATCGCATTTTCGATATTTCACTCGTCACTACGCCTGCTTACAGCGATACTGAGGCGGTTGTGGGTGCCCGCAGTTTAGAAAAGGTTGAGCAGCTGAAAGAAAGACGTAATTCATCAGATGAAGCGTTAAAAATGGAATTGGAACTATTAGGCCTTGTACTCCCGGAGTAAGGTCTTTTTTAGTTCAGAAAACAAGGAGGAAATGATTTTATGGCAATGCAAATGAGCAAAAAAGAAATCGCATTAAGACAACAGTTTACTGAAAAGAAGCAGCAAGCAGATAAGGCGCTGCAGGAGGGAAATACCGATGAAGCGCGTGCATTGCTTGATGAAGTGAAACAGCTTAAAAATCAAATCGAATTGATGACCGAGGGACGTTCACTTGATGTTCCGGATTTACCGGGCGGTGTAAACTTTGTGCCCGAGCAAGAGCGCAACCCAGAAGGCAGGGCCGGCGATACAGGGGCAAAAGAAGAGCGACAAAAAATGTTCACTCAAGCTTTCATGAAATCCCTCCGCGGCAAACGCTTAACGGAGGAAGAGCGCGATCTGTTTGAAAGTGAAGAGTTTCGTGCGATGTCCGGTAAAAATGAAGAAGACGGCGGCATTCTAATTCCGGAAGATATTTCGAGAACGATCAAGGAATTGAAACGGGAACAAGAGCAACAGCTTGAACAATATGTAACGGTTGAGCCGGTTGCGACCCGTTCAGGTACACGTATGCTTGAGAAAAACAGTGACATGACGCCGTTTGCGGTCTTGGAAGAAATGGACGAAATTGCAGAGACAGATCAACCGAAGTTTACCAAGCTTTCTTACAACATTACTGATTATGCGGGCATCCTGCCGTTATCAAATACTCTTTTGCAAGATACTGACCAGGCTATTATGTCTTATGTCGCAAGATGGTTTGTGAAGAAATCAATCACGACGCGGAATGCTTTAATTCTTTCAATCCTTGATTCTTTGAAAAAGGTTCAATTCAAAGGCCTGGATAATATTAAGAAGACACTTAACGTAACTCTTGATCCTGCTATCTCTGCCGGAGCTATTATCATGACGAACCAAGACGGATTTGATTATCTTGATCAACTCAAAGACGGAGATGGAAAGTATCTATTAAAAGACATTCCAACTGAACCAACAAACAAAATGCTCTTCGGCCGCCGTGTCGTGGTTATTTCGAATAAAGTCCTCAAGACAGTCTCTGGAAAAGCGCCAATGATTATTGGTGACTTGAAGGAAGCTATTGTTTTATTTGACCGTCAGCAGCAATCAATTGCCTCTACTGATGTCGGGGCCGGTGCATTTGAGACAAATACAACTAAAGTGCGCGCAATTGAGCGTGAAGACGTGAAGTTGTGGGATTCTGAGGCTGTAGTGTACGGTCAATTGACGTTGTCTGCTGAGTAATAAAGGAGGGCTATCATGCGAGTAACTAAAAACTACACTGCCGACGGGGGAAATCGTACCGTCATCGGCGGTGTTTTAGAAATTGCCGGGGGCAAGGTTATTAAAGATGGACAAGAGGTCAGTTTAGACGGCGGCAACCAAGCTGAACCAGGACCCGGAAGCATAACCAATGAAATGCTGGCGGATAAGTCGGTCCGCAGCAGGAATATCGGCACCGGCAGTGTAATGGAAGAACACTTAAATTCATCTGTTTTAGATCGTCTCAAGGCTATTGAAGATAAATTGAAAGAGCTTGCCGGTTCCCAGTCTGACGGGAAAACGGAATAAAAAATAAAAGGAAAAGGATGATTACAGATGGCTGAAGATTATTTATATGAAAGTAATGGAGTCAAAACTTCATCTGAAAAAGGAAAAGACGGCAAAGCGATAACGCCAGTCTATCTCAAAGAAAACAGCGAAGAAAATCCTCTTTTTGTAAAAGGATTGCAGGGGGAAAAAGGTGAACCGGGTCCACAAGGTGAACCAGGCTCACAAGGCGAACCGGGTCCACAAGGTGAACCAGGCTCACAAGGCGAACCGGGTCCACAAGGCGAACCGGGTCCACAAGGCGAACCGGGTCCACAAGGCGAACCAGGCCCACAAGGCGAACCGGGTCCACAAGGCGAACCGGCTGTTATTGAAGAGGGCAGCATTGTGCATGAAATGCTTGCAGAAAAATCCGTCCGGAGTAAAAACATCGGAACTGGCAGCGTGATGCCGGAGCATTTAAACAGCGAAGTTACAAAAGCGCTTGATGAATTGAAACAAAAAATGAATAAACTTGAAAGTGACCTGGCTGCTTTGAAAGGAATAGAAGAAGAACCGACAGAATAGGCGGTGTGTCCTGAATGGATTTAGAGGCTATTAAAAATTATTTAAAGGTCGAGCATGAAGAAGATGATCGCCAGCTCTTGAATCAAATAGCGGCGGCCAAAAGTCATATCATCAATGGAATAGGCCGGTATATCGAAGGGCACCCGCAATTTGAGCTGGTACTTCAAATGCTTGTTGAACATTGGTATGAAAACAAAGGGATATATGAGTCTGGGAAAACCGGCTCGTCTATCCCTTTTACTGCTAAAAATATATTGACGCAGCTGCGTTATGTATCTGTGGAGGAACTAGAAAATGAGAAAAAAGATCAGCCAACTCCGGCACCGTCTGACCTTTCAAAAGAAAACCGAGACACAGGATGAAGAAGGTAACTGGAATGCAACCTATGTGGACTTATTCACGGTCTGGGGAGCTGTGGAGGGGGCTGGTTCTCTTGGGAATAGCGAATCTATGATTGCCGGAGCATTGGGAGTCAAGACCCCTAAAAAAATCACGGTGCGTTACCGGAAGGATATAAAACCGAATATGCGGATTGTTAAGCGCGTTCCTAAAGATAAGACGGAACGCGTTTTTGATATTTTGGACACTAACGATCCGGATGATCAAGAGGAAGAGCTTGAGATTCTTTGTCAGGAGGCGGGAATCAATGGCTGATATGAGCTTTGATGGTATAGATGATCTAACGCAGTATTTTGAAAAAATCGGCGGAGACATTGAAAAGGTGGAACCCGTAGCGCTAAAGGCCGGCGGTGAAATTATCGCTGAACGGCAACGCTCCCACGTTAACCGGAGTGATAAAAAACAACCTCATATGCAGGACAACATCACAGTCTCCAATGTTAGAGAATCCAAGGACGGAGTGAGGTTTGTGGCCGTTGGTCCGAATAAAAAGGTAGCGTATCGCGGGAGGTTCTTGGAGTGGGGAACCTCAAAAATGCCGCCGCAACCGTTCATAGAAAAAGGTGGAAAAGAAGGGGAGGGGCCTGCTGTGGAATTAATGGAGCGAATACTTACAGCGCCGATCAAATGACCTACTCTCCTAAAAGTGAATTGGTGAGCACACTTAATTCCAGTGCCTTATTAAAAGGCCTGACACCTGGCGGAATTCATAACCTCGTTGCGAATGATGTCAGTACATTTCCGAGAGTAGTTTTTTCGGAGATTCAAGATGCTGATGCGGATTTTGCAGACAACGAGGTCTATTCATTTGAGGTGCGTTATCAGATCAGTATTTTCACTCAAGCGAGCACCCGCGGCAAGGAAACAGCGATTGCTGCTGAAATAGACAGGCTTATGCGGGAAATCGGCTACAGCCGGTATGATTCTCAAGATTTATACGAAACAGACACAAAGGTCTTTCATAAGGCCAGACGTTATAAAAAAACCTATTATCAGGAGGGGAAATAGATGGGGAAAGTATTATCTGGTTTGGATATGTTTCATATCGCAGAAGTATTAAAAGACACAAAAGATGAATTAAAATTTTCTGTTCCCGAAGAAATACCGGGCGCCGTTAACTTGAAAATTGATCCTAAATCAGAACAGGAGGTTTTTTATGCCGACAACGTGGCATATGCCACTGTTAATAGTTTAAGTGATATTGATGGTGAAATGGAAGTTGCCGACCTTCCTCTTGACATGCAGTCAAGGATTTTCGGTAAGCAAGTGGAGAATGGCATTCATTTTTCTAGTGCTGATGATAAGACACTAGAGATTGCTCTTGGTTTCCGGGCCAAGCTCTCTACCGGCGGGTACAGATACTATTGGGTGCTTAAAGGGACCCCAGAATTAGTACCGATTGAACACAAAACGGACGAAGGGAAAGCTACACCCCAAACAGCGCAGGTCAAAATTAAATTCATGCCTCTTACTAATGTAAAAGAGGGTAAGCGCAGATGGGATGCAAAAGCAGAAGAAGATAAGGCCAATGGGATTAATGCTGAAACATGGTTCAAACAAGTTGTCTATAAGGACATCACGAAAGAGGGAACGCCTGTCGTTGATGTCGGTAAATAATTCATTGAGCGCCTAAGAGCGCTCTTTTTATATGAAAAAGGAGGAACTTACATGGAAGCATTGTCTATTACACTTCGGCTTGATGGCAAAGATAAAAAATTTGTTACACCTGACCACATTACAGGTTTATTGTTTCGGAAGGCTGCAAAGATTGCAGACGATTTTGAATCACAAGATTCAGAGCGTCTTTTTACTAATGAACAGGTTGAATTTGTCTGTAATACCTTTGGCCAGAAATTTACACCTGATGAGTTTGAAAAAGGAATTGATGCCCGGCTGGTAGGAAGAACAATCTATGCTGCTGCACAGTATGTGTTGGGGAATATTGCGGAAGCAACGGCTCTTTTAAATAGCGAGGGAATTTCCAGCGGTGAAGAGCCGGGGGAGTGAGTCTGCCTGAGTCAGTCCTTGATATGTATAACGCCCTTGAGGAAATAGGATATACGCAGAATCAAATTGACGAAATGGACATTGTCTATCATCTGAAAAGACTGGCTCGGAGAAAATCACAAGAGAAGACCCAAACGAAGGCAAAAAACAATGATGAACCTATGTATATTGATCAATTTCTCGGATAAGGAGGTGCCCGATTGAGCAAAGACATAAAGGTCAGGCTGTATTCGAATTCATCTGAGTTTAAAAAAGAAATGAGCGCCTGTGCTGTTCAAATGAAAAATTTGAAGTCGGAATTTGAAAAAAACCGTACCGCAGTGGGTGTGTGGGGAAACGAATTAAAAACTGCTCAAGTAACCGAAAAAACATTAACACAACAATTGGAAACACATAAACGCAGAGTAAAGGCGCTTGAGAGAGCTTACGCAGACGCGGCTATAAAAAAAGGGAAAGACATAAAAGAAACGCAAACGCTCGCCCGCCGTTTAAATAATGCTACTGCCGCAATGAATAAGACGCAAAACGCGCTAAATAGTACGACTCAGAGGATAAAAACGTTAGAGGAGGAAGCGAAAAGAGCTTCCTCCCGCGTTCGGATCATGGGCGAACGAATGGATTCAATTGGCGGAAAAATGCGCTCTGTTGGTTCGTCTGTAGCTATGACATCGGGCATCGCCTTTGGTGCGCTGGCTCTGTCCCTACGTGATGCTGTTCAGGTCGGCATGGACTTTGAAAAGCAAATGAGTAAAGTCCAGGCCATTTCCGGCGGTTCGGCGGCAGAGATCGCAAAATTGAGAGAGCAGGCAAAAGAACTCGGTGCAACCACTGTCTTTACAGCAAGTCAGGCAGCGGATGCACAGGGTTTTTTGGCAATGGCCGGATTTAAGGTTAATGACATTTATGATGCAATGCCCGGGATGCTCAGTCTGGCGGCAGCCGGCCAACTGGAATTAGGTGCAGCCGCAGATATTACATCAAATATCATGTCTGCCTTTGCTCTAAAAGCAAAAGAGTCAGGGCACGCCTCGGATGTCATTGCTTACGCCGCAGCCAACGCAAACACCAACGTTGAACAGATGGGCGAAGCCATGAAGTTTTTGGCGCCGAACGCTAATTCCCTTGGTTGGGGAATGGAAGAATCAGCGGCCGCCATTATGGCTTTTGGTGACGCAGGTCTTCAAGGCTCAATTGCCGGGCAGGCTTTTGGTACATCCTTGATCCGTCTCGCTTCGCCAACGGGTAAGGCGTCGAAGCTTGTCAAAAAATTAGGTTTTGATTTCTTCGATGCAGCCGGAAACATGAAAAGCATGCCGGAAGTCGTTGAGGAAATGGAAAAAGGTCTGAAAGGCATGACCAAAGAGCAACAGGCGGCCGCATTAAAAACGATCGTGGGCGCTGAAGCATATAAACATTGGGCTGTCCTTCTTCAAAAAGGTTCAAAGGCTCTTGGGGATAATACTAAGGCGCTTGAAAAATCAGATGGAGCCGCCAAAAAGATGGCGGATACAATGCTGGATAATGCACACGGAAGCATAATAGCTTTTGAGTCAGCACTCGAAGGAGCAAAAATCAAACTGACGGAAAGCCTGCTGCCCGCCTTGGGCGATTTAGCAAACAAAGGCAGCGACTTGATTATGATGTTTAATAATCTGGATTCCGGCACCGTGCAAACCATAGCGAAAACAGCCGTTCTGGCGACAGGTGTATTAGGGGTTACGACAGCCGTTGCCACGCTTACAGCTGGAATAGGGGCGCTTTTAGCGTTTACCGGTCCTGTTGGCCTTGCGATTGTCGGAGGCACAGCGCTGCTTGGCGGCATTTCAGTTGCTACTTACGCTTACACTGAACAATTGAAGAACCAGAAAAAGCAGCAAGAAGAGGCGCGAGAATCCGCCTTGCTTTACGGTGAGGGTGTTTCTAAAGCAACACAAAAATCTGCTTCCGCCTATGTGGATTTAAGAGAAAAGGCAGAACTGCAGCTATTTGAATTGACCCGGGTATCTGGTTCAGAAGCTCAGAAGATGTCAGCTAAATTAGTTGAAACTTATGCCAGTATGCGCGACCAGCTAATACAAGAACTTGAAGGGCTTAAAAAGGATGCTCTGGTTGTCTTAAAAGGGCTATATGCGGACACCGATGAGAAGACAAAAAAAGCCGGCGAAAAGATGACTGACAAGATGGTCGGCGCAATTGATAAAGATATGCAAGAGGCTAGAAATAAACTGAAACAGTTAAATGCTCTGCAAAAAGAGACAGACCTCGTCACTGCTAACATGAATGCCTCCCAAAAGAAGCAGTTCAATGACATTGTTTCCTATTTTGAATTGTCTACAAGTAAATTTGCGGCCAATCAAAAAGAAGCATTAGCAATGCAAAAAGTAGTAACGGATCAGCAAGGGCAGCTTTCATTTAAACAAGCTCAGAAGTACAACAATGACATTAAAAAGGTCTATGACGATGGTAAACAAGCCGCCAAGAAAGATATGGAATACAGAAATGATGTTATTGAGAAATTGTTTGCGCAGGGATATATAGAGGCGGAACAAAGAAGATCATTACTGAGCAAAAGCACGGCTGACTATAATACCGCATTAGCAAAAAACACGGATGCCTATGAAAAAAATTCAAGCGCCTTATTTTCTAAAATGTCACGAGACGGCAAGCTGCTTGATTTAGAGACCGGAAAGGCATTGGATAGACAAGATGAATTTATATCTAATTCAATGGGGATTATGGTCAAAACTGAAGAGTCAGAAGCTCAATATCAAGAGCGATGGGCAGCCCGGCAAATAGATTTTCTTCAAAAATTAGGACAATCCAAAGAAGAAGCAATTGAGACTACCCAACAGGCTTTAGAAGAGTTTTACCAAGGCATGGGGATGACCCAAGAACAAGCCCGTGAAGAAGCAAGTCAGATGGTTGCCAATGTTGAAGGGGAATTAGATAAGCCGACAAGCGCCGAACAATCAGGGAAGAAGGTTGCCGAGGACTTTTCCGTTGGCTTGAAGCAGTCCACACCAGCAGTTATTGGCGGGGGAACGGTCTTACAGCAGGCCCTTAACAATTCGCTTTCCGCAGATAACACCACGCCCGCACAGGCCGGACAAAATAAAGGAAATGCCTTTCGTACCGGTATCAATTCTACAAGGCCTGGTAATGCACAAGCAGGATCATCTATACTTCAATCTGCTTTAAGCGAGATGAGGAAAGGCGGCGGGCAAGCAAATGCAGCAGGGCAAAACAAAGGAAATAAGCATAAAGCTGGTTTAACGTCTACCAAAGGCGCAAATACATCTGCGGCCGGCTCTCTCAGCTCAACGGTAACGAACAATTTAGCCAAAACCTCAGACGGCGGAGGCGGTAAAAAGGCCGGAACTGAATTGGCCAGCGGCGTTCTCAGTAAAAAAGGCACAGCAAACAGCGCCGGGAAAAGTGTTGCAAACAGCGCAAAAACAGGGCTGAAAAGCGTTAAGACACAAAGTGTCGGTTCTGACTTTGTAACCGGCTTTATAAACGGAATGGGATCGCAAAACGGCTCTCTCTTCAGCGCGGCGTGGAACTTGGGGAAATCCGCCTTGCGGACCTTAAAGAAGTCAATTGACTCTCATTCTCCCTCCAAACTAACAAAAGCGGAGGGAAACAACTTTTCTGATGGGTTTGCGTTAGGGATAGAGGACAAAGCCAAAAACGTAAAACAAAGTGCTGCATTTATGGCGCAGAACGCAATGACCTCGTTTAAGCAGGAATTAAATCAGATGGCTTTCAACATAAAGGGGGCTGCTGATCAGCTCATTTCAATGAAGTCAGAGCTTACCATCCGGAATGAAGTTGACACGCCTGCTTTAAATCAAAAGCTAGATGCTCTAATCACACTCCTGTCACAGCAACAGTCTGGCGGGGCAGGCCAGGCCGCGATACCTCAGCAGCCTATTATCATCCATCCGGCTGCGGTGCATATGGACGGCCAACAAATTGCGACGATCGCTTTTGAAAAAGGAGATGGCAGGATACTTGACCAGAAAGCTGCAGACCGATACAACCAGAATGCCTATAAAGGCGGTGTCAGATCATAATGCTAGATTTATATATTGATTTTAATAACGGTATGGGAGAACAAAGCTTATCACGCATTCTCCCTCGTTTTAAGGTGCGCAGCTTCACGCCTGACTCACCGAATATTGAACGAGAAACATCATCACTTCAGAGGATAAATGGTTTAGTGCCAACGCAGCACCCTCGGGACGTTGTTTACAAAGAGAGAAGCATCAAGGTTGAATTTTTAATTGATTCCATCATTCCCGAAACCTTTTATCAAAACCGGCATGAACTATATTCATTGTTAGTGCAGCCGTTTCCTTATTATATTTCGACGGACCTTCTGCCTAACCGTCGATTTCTTGTTACGTGTGACGGGAATTTTTCTATCCCTAAGGACAAACAGAAAAATCATGCCACATTTACAGTGGATTTCACGAACATTCTGGGGCTTGCCGAGTCGAAATATACCTCTTCTACCATCCAGAATTTCAATGGAGAGCACTGGAGTCCCGGCATGGGAATCCTTCGGAGAGATGATCTTGAATATCATTTCAAGAACCAAAAACGATTCAGCGTTTACAATCCCGGCGGCGCCGCGGTCAACACTCTGCAGCATGATTATAACGTCTTTCTGTGGGCCAAAGGGACAAACGTAACCATTGCGAACCGAACGAACGGGGAAAAATTGAAAATTGAGCAGGAGCTTAAACGCTCGCAAAAAGTCACATTCATCAGACAATACACTGTAATTGGGGATAAACGCCTGAAAACATCTGGGCGCCTGCCAACACTAGACGTGGGATGGAACGATTTTGAAATTATAAACTCAAATGACTTTGAAATTTTATTTGATACTCGTTTTTACTATAAGTAAGGAGGGATGACATGGCTGCGGCTGACTTTATTAAAAGCCTGGTGCCGGGGGCGCAGAGGGTACGAAAAAAATATAATGTCCTTGCCAGCCTTGTCATTGCTCAAGGTTGTCTGGAAAGTGGGTTCGGCACGAGCGGTCTTTCCAAACAAGCTTTCAATTTGTTTGGGATAAAAGGGACCTATAACGGAAAATACGTGTTGATGTGGACCAGCGAGCAGGACAAATACGGAAATGTTGAGAGGGTACAAGCTAAATTCAGAAAGTACCCTTCATACGCTGAGAGTTTGGCCGATCTGGGAAGCTTATATAATCGTCTTGATCGGTATAAAGAAGTGGTAGGGGAAACGGATTATAAAAAAGCATGCCGAGCCGTTCAAAAAGCTGGCTACGCAACAGACATCAACTATGCTAATAAATTAATTACCATGATCGAACAGTATAAGTTGATGCAGTATGACGATACATCAGAATTGCCGAATGAGCCTGATGATCCAGAATCCCCGGAGAACCCAGAAGAGGAACCGAGTTTTCCGAGCAAAGAATACGCGGGTAACGACATCCCTCTTAATAAAAAATTACCGTCAGATGTGGACTTTCCACAGTTGCATGTTTCCACGAAAGACGGAAATGACGTTGTGGAAGTAACAGGCGTGATCGTTGATCTTACAGACGATACTACCGGGAAAAAGAGCTTTACCTTTACAATTACCAAAACAGAGAGCAATGCGACTGAATTCGATTTACTGGTCAACGACAATATTCTTTACATTGATGAAAGAAGATTCAAACAACAAAAATACTATATTACAGATGTAGATCTGAAGCAGGCTAAAAACGTCCTGACAAAAACAATCACGGCCAACCATATTTTTACCGTTCTGCTTGCTGAGAATCGAGTGGATGATACAGTAACGAAGAAACTGACCGTAAAAGAGGCCTTTGACATTGCGTTAAAAGGTACTGATTTTTCATATGTGCTGGAAGAGCCTGAAAGCAAATTCGCCACCGCCGAAGAAGAGAATTTCGGTGATAAAAACTCCACTGAATTAATAGATCAGCTCATAAATGATTATGAGTTAGAGCTTGACGTGGATAATTATAAAATTCATGTCTATAAGAAAATGGGGAAAGAGATTCCTTTCACTTTTGACTCCCGTTATAATATGCCGGGCATCAGTATCAAAACCAACTCGCAAAACTGCTCTACCCGTGCATGGGGATATGGTGCAATGACTAAAGACAGTAAGAGCACAGACAAAAAAACGAAATACGTATTTGAGCCGATCTTGTACATCCATCCAGAGGAAAAGAAATTCCTGCGGGAAGGTAAACCGAAGTGGGCCGACCCGATCAGAGACGAAACTATAAAAAAGTCGGGCAGCATGGTTTCTGCGTTAAAAAAACATGTGAATCCATATCCGGAAACAGTCGTCAGTGTGGATTATCAATATGTATACGAACCGAGACTGCTCAAAATTGAAAAGCCGTTCTGGAAAGGCGATACAGTCCACATTTTAGCCGACACAGCAGACGGCACGACTTATGAGGATGATGTGCGGCTCTTAACGATTCAATACAATCCGCTAAATCCATACAGCAGCCCGAAGCTGACTTTTGCCAATTTCAGAAAAGACATACAAGATATTGCGGTGAATCAGGCGAAGAAGCTGAGAGAACAAAGACGATATATTGATCAAATACTGACAGCGCTTTGATAGGCGTTTTTTATTTTGTCGAAAAGGAGAGTGAATACAGTGTTGAGGTTGAAAAAAAATTACGATACCACTAGAAACTCTCGTTATGAGGATGAGCTATCTGGTGATATGGAAGCGATCGAAAGTAGCGTAAACGGACTTGAAAGTGAAATTACTCGTCATAAGAAAGCTGCTACGGCGCATACATCTGAGCAAATTGATCACGGGGGCTTTTCTTTACGAACTTATATTGACGGACTCTATAACCGGGTCCGTAATCTCATTCTTAATGCCGACGGGACAAATGTAAAAGAAGTAGTGGATGCCCGTGTTACTGCTGATGGGGAAATTGCCCCACTGTTGAAAGAGCGTCTTGATAAGGAATATAACAAACTTCTACGTAAGATCACCAGAAACGTTAACGTAGACGACTACGGGGCCGACCCTACCGGGGAGACAGACAGCACAGAAGCATTCAAAAGAGCGATCGGAAACGGAAAGGTGCGGCTCAATCTATCAGCCGGAGAATACGTGATAAGGGGCGTAAAGCTGCCGTCATGGACATATTTGATCGGCCAGGGCATGGGCGTCACCATGCTAAAACTGCACGAAGACACCCCGGCCAGTGAGTGGGTTGTCACAAATGCTGATCATGCGAAAGGCAACCGGAATATCGTTGTGGAAGGTATGTCGCTTGACTGGAATCCTGATCGTCAGGGCGGAGTAGGCGCAACCGGAGGTGTACATTCAAGCTGTCTTCTTTTCGCACAAGTAAAGTTTGGTATTGCGCGCGGCGTTGAAGGCATTAATCCCGGCTTACATTGTTTTGATGTATCAGCGCCTTCTTATGACATTACAGCAAAAGATTACACGGCAACGGGGAGCAAATATATTTGGATCGACAAGTGTGTCGGTTCGGGATATGGTGACGACGGCATTACGACCCATTACAGCGAGTATATTTTCATCACAAATAATGTGATGACGAACCCCCGCGGCACTGCACACCGTAAAGGGGGAGCCAATTCAAACGGAATTGAAGTGGACGACGGCTCTAAGCATGTCTGGGTTATAGATAATTATACAGAGGGGAATGTGCGGGGCGTAGAAGTAAAAGCCCACAAGGAATGGCCGGCACCGAGTGACGTTCATATTCGCGGTCATGAATCATTTCGTGACGTTCGCTCATTTGATTTACGGCATATTGACCACCATCTTGTAAAAGACCCTTGGAGCGAGACGGCCCGCGATGTGACGTTAGTAGATTGCACATCCCGGGAACCCGTCTATAATTCGCTTTATGAAGGATTAGCTCCGAAAGCCCTTGTTGTATCGGCGTACCAGCGTGTTCAGATAATCGGTTTTAAAGCGATTGGCGATCCGACATATGACTACAAAGACGGGGCAATCATTGCCTTCCAGTATAAGAGCAGGAAGATAACAGTAAACAACTTGCACATTACCGGATTTAAAAAGGCTGATTGTGACATTTATATTACCGGCGGCGATCAGATGACCGACGATGTATTTATTTCTGATTTTGTTATCCACGATTCCGCAAGAACCGGCATCGCGATAGGGGGCGGTGTGTATAATGTCAACTTGTTAAATGGCCTTCTGCATGTAGCAAGCGGAACGGCCGGCATCACCTCTCCGAACACCCAGACCAATATTTTTCTTGTCAGAGCTTACGGTTATAAAGATGCGGCTGTCCTTGCCGGAGAAAAGCATTCAGTCGTTCCGAATAACGTCAAGGGAGGCTTTCGAGCAGCTTCCAGCTCGGGCCATGCACTTACGAAATACAGTGCGATTATTGCATGTACGGGGCCGACGTACGCGAAAGGTGAGCGCAACCTGCTTGCAGGAAACGCTGGCGGCTCTTCCTCAGAAGGCTCACGCAATGGCGTCATGTTTTCATATGACTCTCACACAACAGGAGATGGGGCGTCCGCGGGTGTCATGTTCTCCAAGGCCACTAAGAACAGCAAATCTTACACATTGGCTTTAGGCCATGGAAACGGCAAAGCCTCGGAAGCCAACAAAAAAATTGAATTAAACGCTAAGAATGGAACTGTCAAGGCTACTGGCGCAATAGAAAGTGTATCGAATTTAAAAGACTTGGCGGAGTATTTTGAATCAGCTGACGGAGCAAAGATAGAGGCATCTTATCTGGTAGCGTTAGAGGGCGACAAAATCCGAAAAGCGCAAGAAGGCGACAAGATACTCGGGGTCGTTTCTAAGACTGCCGGCGTTGTGCTTGGCGGAGCTGCTTTCTATTGGAATGATCGTTTTCTTCGTGATGAATTTGGCGGCATTATCTACCGGGAAGTATTTGACGGAGAGGACATCATTACGATTCCAGCTGAGAACCCGAACTATGATCCGGAAGCTGAGTACAAGCCGCGAGAGGAACGAGACGAGTGGCATATTATTGGTTTGATTGGTCAAGTGTTCGTGCGCGTTGATAATACCGTTAACGTCGGTGACAGTGTTTCAGCAGTTGACGGCATCGCCACAAAGGCGGAAAGCGGCGGTTACGGAACGGTGATGAAATTAGATACACCGTATGATGCAGAAAAAGGATACGGCGTGGCGCAAATGATGGTTACGCCGCAGCACTAAGGAGGGATAAACGACGATGTATAAAACGGGCAGCGTGCCGATCAGCATTAATACAAATCCAATCAATGGCCGGAGTACAAATATACAATTTATGACGCAAGACACTGGCAGCGCAAAGCTGTTTTTTTCTTTTACAAAGGATGGTGTACCGTTGCCTCTGTCAGCCGTAGACGCAAAAATTGTCCTCCTGTATGATGATGGATCGTTTTATAAAAAGAGCCTTTCCATCATTGACAAGGTAAATGGAACAGCGGAATATGTGTTGTCGAATGCAGAACTCAAGCATTACGGAACGGTTAAGGCTGAAATCAAACTATATTACACGAACGGGCAAGCGCTGGCGACTTCATTTTTTACTTTCTCTATCGCCAAAACGTTAGAAGATCAAAATATCATTCCGACAGCTGACTATTACATTGACGATTTTGAAACGCTGAGAGACGGGGTAAACCACATTGTCGAAGAAATTAGCCAGACCGTCGAGGAATTACAGAAGAAATTCGCCGATCTGGAATCCATTGAAACGAAAGATGGCGCGAAGAGGAAGGCGGATGCTGCAGAGGAAAAGGCCAGAGCTTATACGGATGAACATGCGAATGACGAAGAAAAGCACATTACGGCTGCCGAAAGAAAGGCTTGGAATGCCAAGGAAACTCCCTCCGGCGCGCAAAAGAAAGTAGACGCCCATGCGAACGATCAAGAAAAGCATGTTTCTGCAGCAGATCGGAAGGCTTGGGACAGTAAAGAAACAGAAAGCGGGGCGCAAGAGAAGGTAAACACTCACGCCAATAACACGGACATTCATGTTACCAAACCTTTCAAAGATACATTGGAAGAATTATCAAAGTTATTCACAGCGGGTTTTAAAGATGAACTGGAAGAATTATTACGTCAGTTCACGGCCCATAATTACAACCAAGAACGGCATATTTCTAAAGCTGAACGGAAGACATGGAACGGAGCTGCCACCTATGCCAACATCATGCTGAAGAATGGAGCCGCCGCAGGGACGCGGACACCGATGTACGCAAAGTGGGGGGCGTTTTTAATCTTACGGGGGCATGTGAAAACAGACGCCGAAATTATATTCGGCTCCATCCCCGCGGAGTACGCACCTGCTGGCGGTTCCGTTATAACAGTGCCGTTAAGTGGTACAGGCGGCACAGCCAATTTAATCATTTATGATAATGGGGATTTAAAAATAAAATATCCGGACCCGGCGGACTCAATTAAGCTGGGCGGAGGCTACTATCTGGATGTGGTCGTCGGCTTTCAGGAAGGAGGAACAGCATGATTCAGGTTTATGAATACGATGAAAATTTCATTTTGACTAAACCCGTTCCGGTTGAGCCTGATGAAGAAGGAAACTACACAATCCCTGAGAATTGTACAACCGTCCAGCCTCCGTCTTTCATAAAGGCGATGTATCATCCCGCTGAGAAGACATGGACGGAGGCGGCCACCCAGGAAGAGAAAAAAGCCCTGGAAAAGCAAATTGAAAGCGGGCGGGTGCCTTTTACCGTTGATGAATTGAAAGCTCAGAACGCGGCCATTACAGAACAACTTGCGGAAGCGCAAAGCCTTGCCGAGTCACAAGCGCAAATGATTGCCAATCTTTATCTAATGCTGGCGGAGGGAGGGAAAGGGGTATGATGGATTGGTTTACAAGCGTAAAAACCATCTACGGATGGGGGCCGCAGTATTACAGTAATGCAGACGTGGCCCGTTTTGTTGAGTGGGGAAGAATTACAGAAGATGAATACAAACAAATAACCGGCTTAACCTATCCGATGACAAAACAGCCTGTCAGTGTGGATTTAGGCGGCGCCGCAAACTGATCAACACCCGGAGAGGTGTTTTTTATTTTGCCTCGAAGGAGGTGATAACAATTGGAGGGAATATACGTGTGGATGAATTTTGAGAGCTTACAGATCGCAAGAGCATATCTTTTTGGGGAGGTGAAATATCTTGATTTAATGCTGGTGCTGAACATCATTGACATCATTACCGGTGTGATAAAGGCATGGAAATTCAAGGAGCTTCGGAGCCGTAGCGCATGGTTCGGCTATGTGCGTAAGATGCTCAGTTTCCTTGTGGTTATTGTGGCGAATGCTATAGATACAATTATGGATTTGAACGGCGTCCTAACCTTTGCGACCGTTCTTTTTTATATCGCAAATGAGGGCCTATCCATCACGGAAAACTTGGCACAGATCGGCGTTAAAATTCCGGCCGTCATCACTGACCGGCTTCACGTAATTGAGAGCGACAACGATCAGAAAACAGAAAAAGAGGACAAAGCTGCTGAGTAAATCCAGCGGCTTTTTTAATTCCAAAAACAGAATAGGAGACGATGAAACATGGTGAAAATCACAAAAGACTTTATTCCAGTAGGACACAATAACAGACCGGGATATGCAATGAACCCGGCGTACATCACAGTTCACAACACAGCAAACACGGCACAAGGGGCAAGCGCAGCCATGCATGCCCGTTATGAGAAAAATCCGGAAACACCCACCAGCTGGCACTTTACAGTAGACGACAAAGAGATTTATCAGCATCTGCCATTGAATGAAAACGGTTGGCACGCGGGAGACGGAAACCGCGGAACCGGGAACCGGAAATCTATCGGCATTGAAATTTGCGAGAATAGCGATGGGGATTTTGAGAAAGCCGTGGCGAATGCTCAATGGCTGATCAAAAAGCTCATGAAGGAGCAGGGAATTTCCCTTGCAAACGTGGTCCCTCACCAACACTGGTCCGGCAAGTATTGTCCGCGCAAGCTGCTTGATCGTTGGGACTCTTTTAAGGCCGGCATAAGCGGTGCCCCATCTTCACCTGCGAAAACAGAAGTCAAGATCGGCGGGCCGACGTACACCGTGAAGAAAGGCGATGCCCTTTCTGTCATTGCACAGAAAACAGGCGTAAGCATGGCAACCCTGCAAAGCTTGAACGGTATCAAGGACCCGAACTTTATCAAAGCCGGTCAAGTATTAAAGTTGACTGGCTCGGCTAGCTCTCCGTCCAGTGGAAAGAAATCATCTTACACGCTGCCGTCAGGCATTTTAAAAGTGACAAGCCCCTTAACTAAGGGGACGGCCGTAAAACAGATTCAAACAGCGCTGGCGGCTCTCTATTACTATCCAGACAAAGGGGCAAAGAACAACGGAATAGATGGCTATTACGGACCGAAAACAGCAAATGCTGTTAAACGATTCCAGTCAATGCATGGCTTGAAGGCAGACGGCATTTACGGGCCGAAGACAAAAGCAAAGCTTGAAAAATTAATTTGAAAGAATAAAAAAATAACCGATACATTAAATGGCGTGCTATTAAAAGTTAGGAGAGATATATGTGAAAAAAAGCTGGTTAGTGGTTTTTGTAATTTTAGCTTTTGCTGTGTTAGTAAGTTACGTACCAGTGCAGGCAGAACAAACATCATCAGAGTCAAAATCAGACTCAAAAGAATGGGTGCCCAAGGCTAATTTACCTGAAAGTCGAACATCTGCTATGACAGCAAGTGTTAACGGGAAAATTTATGTGTTGGGAGGAACCTATAACGGAAATTCTACGAGTACAACTTATGTTTATGACCCGAAAAGTAATGTATGGATACAGAAAAAAAGTATGCCTCAAATTGTATCTTCAGGTTCAGCTGTTGTGGTAGGGGAAAAGATATATGTACTTGGAGGGTCTTATTGGAGCAATGGCACACGTGTTCAACTACAGACCGTTTTAATATACGATACTCAAAATGATACTTGGGAGAAAGGAACAGATATGCCTGTTAAAGGATCAAGTTTTGGTTCTGCAGCAGTTATCGGCAATAAAATTTATGTGGTGTGGGGGAACAATGAGGGTCCTTCATCTAACTATTGTTACGATACAGAGCAAAAATCATGGTCTAAAAAAAATGATTTACCTTTATCAATACATGGTGCAACAGTACAGACTGTAGACAATAAAATTTATTTAATGGGCGGCTCTGATCAAAATTTGATACCTCCGAAAACAACCTATGATGTTATTTATGAGTACAATCAGAGTACTGATTCGTGGTTGGAAAAACAAAATTTAATTACTGGTGTAGCATTTGCTGCATCTACTGTATTAAATGGGGAAGTTTACATCATAGGTGGAGCAACTAGCAATAAAGAGGTTTCCGCAAAAGTCCAAGTATACAATCCAAAAGACAATACAATATCAGAGTTTAAAGAAATTAAGAATGCTAGAATGGCGGCTGGAGCAGCAACTATTGGACAGGATCTTTATATTATTGGTGGGCAATCTAAATATGATCCAATAACAAATGCAAAACTAGGTGTTTTAGATTCTGTCGAGATGTTTTCTACCAATGCTCAAACAGATGGGAATACCGATACATCAGATAAACCAACATCTGATCAGCACAGTGAGGGTGATCGAGCTATCCTTACTATAACAATGACAACAGGACTTGAAAAAGAATTTGATCTTTCGATGGAAGAGGTAAATGATTTCATTAACTGGTACGATCAAAAAGATTCAGGAACAGGCCCTTCGAGATACGAGATTGACAAGCACAATAATAATATTGGACCGTTTGAGAACAGAAAAGATCATGTAATCTTTAAGAATATCCTTACTTTTGAAGTAAATGAGTACTCAACGAATACAAGCAATAATCAAAGTGCTAAAACCACTTAACACGTATAGTCCCCAAAACAGCAAATGCGGTCAAACGGTTCCAATCTATATACGGGTTAACTGCTGACGGAATTTACGAACCAAAAACGAAAGTAAAACTGGAAATATTAATGAAATAAAAAAAGCCCTTCTCAAAAGGCAAAAGGGGAAGGGCTTTGCTTTATATGGACTTTTTGTTTCTATTCTTCGTAGAGCTTATCTACCAATTCCGTAAACGAATTACATATATGACTCAGAGCACCCTCTGGATTTTCAAATGCAATTTCATGATCCCAAAAAACAAGAGGGGGATTACTATGATTCTTTCTAAAATCGAAACAGATCTCATTACCAAACACATCATCCGCAATAGGAATTACTTTATCTGGCATTCTGCCGTCTCGATAACGATTAGAAACGTTAATTATGTATGACTCACTATCCTCATGGAAACTATGTAAGTATCCGAAAGCAATCCCTTTTCTTCCTTCAAAATCAAAAGTCTCAGGAGTTGGGGTAGCGCCAGAATAGCTTTTGACATATTCTAAATAATCTTTTGGAAACTTTACTTGTAGCGTATTTTCAACTTCTTGAATTTCTTCGTTACTGATAGGATGTTCACCGAAATCCCATTCAACCAT